TAGCGAATCCTGCTAACATTACTTCCTCTTCGAAAGCTCTGTCAGATGATTCGGTTACGTATATTTCGGCAGACTCATTGTCATACCGTTTGTACTCCAGCCCAAATAGTGCATTTAGGCCTGGTTCTAGTTCTTTAACTAGCTGTGCTCTTGATATTGCCATGTCTATATGCTCCTATTACGCGCTATCAACAAACTCATTAAGATTACAAACAACAACAACTTTAGCATAAGCTGCAGTTATGTCTCTGTTTGATGGATCTTCGGCAAGTCTTAATAATCGCCATGAGTAGTTAGTAGCATGTGTAGATCCAATATCCAACGTGTTAGTTGATTTACCTGTGACTGAACTTCCAGCAGCTGCATTCATGTTATATGTTTCCATAAAACCTGCTTGCGTTACTGCTGCGTCTGTAAAAACTTCGTAGTTCTGCCACGGCGCATCATTAACGAACGCTGTGATATCTTCACTGTTAGCCGGAGTAATACTGCCTGCGTAATAGTTATCCCAAGTTGGCTTCAAAGTTGTAGCCGCATTGTAGAAAACACCATTTAGCACGCCGACAGATGAAGTGGTTCCAGTTGTTACCACCGTACCCTCAGTCATATATCCTGCAGCACTAACACACGGAGCGCCATTATAAATAGCAGTTCCGTAGGCAGCGTCAATCTTATAAGCAGATTGACCTTGCGGTGCAGGAGTATTTCCAAGCATACTTGTAGCATTCAAACCGTCACCAGCTGTTGCACTATTTGCCATAGTTATTACTCCTTATGTCTATAATAAATTATAGACGGGTTAATTTAAATCGATGATAAGGAATAGTTAAAAAATTAACTTTTCTTTGTACCACCGAAGGTTACACGAGACTGTCGATCGACATCGATCGGCATACTCTTATGTTGTTCCCTAAGCAAGTCGGTTTCAACCGCTTCGTCTTGACCTTCAGTAAGTTTTTTCTGATAATCAACACGTTGCTGCGCGAGTTCTTCGGGTATCCTAGCCAACAATAGGCCTCCTACTCCAATCACTCCAGCGTATTTGCCTTCAGTAACTACAGGATAATCAGAATCTTTGTATTCATCAGCTCTCACTAATTCATACCCTTCTCTAAGTCTTCCATAAATGTTTTTACTATCTTGGAATCCTACAGATTCAGCTCTGATCCATCTGTGCCTAAAGCCATTAGGCGCTGGTGGTGCATCCAGAGAGGATGGTGGCTTGTACTCTTTTGGACGTTCAGTTTTTGTCCGAGTATCCGCCGCACGAGAAGTTTTTGTGTCTTGTTTTTTCATATGCTTACGCCTCCTTCGTGAGTTTTAATTGTTTTGCATATTCTTCGAGTGGCACACCTAATTTTTTAGCTATTGCTACTTGAGACGATGTGAGTCTCATTGTTTTGCGACCAGTCTTTGCACTTCTATTCGCAGAAGCCACCGACTGAACGGGTCTAGTCGTTTGTCTATCTCCACTATTATCAAATTTATGGGGAAAGTCAACTCTTATACGCTTATCTATTTCCTCATAATATTCATTTGATTTAGGATCATAACCTTCTTTTTCCACTAGATCTTTGTGAATCTCGAACGCAGTAAAAGTCATGGGTCGGTCAGTTCCGAACCATCTATTTTTACCAGCCCAATCTTCAGCCATAGGATCAGCTTGAGGTAATGATTGTGGAGCTTTTTGGGGTAGTTTTCCACCGTCAGAAAGCTGTGCAGGTTTCTCTTCCTGTACAACTTTATGTTGTTGTATTTTCGCATTTTCGAACGCTAATTCGGCAATACGTTTATTTGCTTCGACTTGAGCAGCTGCATCTCCTGTTTCAATGGCTTGCGCTAAACTTTTTTGCGCTGTTTCCATTCCAGTTTTTACATGCTCCTCAACTTTCTTACTATAATCAGAATCAACTTTTTGAAATCTTTCCTGATCAAGTTTTCTTTTTTGCTCTAACGCATTAGCATATTCTACAGCTGCAGCTTCTCTACGTTCTGCTTCTCTCATCTTACGAGTAAGTTTAGCAATACGTGATTGAACACCTTTACTATAGTCTTCTAATTTAGAGTCATCTTCTTTTTGTTCTTTTTTTATTTCTTTTACTGTTTCATCTTTTTTTGTTTCCTGTTCCTGTTCCTGTTCTTGTTCCGGGGCACTTGTTTCCTCTTTAGGAGCTTCCGTCTCAATAACGGCTTCATCCTTTTTTTCTTCAACAGCTACATCTACTTCAGGACCTGAAGTATCAATATCAACTGTTTTTTTCTCATCTATTGGCATAGTTTTCTCCTTCTATGTTTAGTATTTATGCAAGATATCTTCTGGATTCTTGACGGTTGCTAAAATTTCATCTTCATTCAACAACCTAACTTCCCCACCTTCAATTTGTATACGTGATCCTGCATAACGTGCAAAGACCACCCAATCACCAACCTTGCACCAAGGACCATTAGGATAACGTTCTTTATCCCTATAACATTCTGATCCCATTGCTAATACGTTTCCGCATTGTGATGCAATTTGTTGTTTGTCTATAGTTTCATGTGCAAACATGACTCCACCTTTAGATTTTTCATTCATTCTAAATGGAAGAACTAACATTCTCCAACCTGTCGGTTGTGGTAGTTTATCTTTTTCTTTTGTAACTTCTTTTTGAGGTTCGGATTTTTTAACTCCGACTAATTCTTTATTTGGTGTGATTATCTTTGGGCTTTGTGCCGTTGATATTGATGACTGTGCCTTTTGACTCATTTTGCTCCTTATCGTCTAGCAGGTTAGAGAGTTCCTGTTTAGTTGCCTCTAGGGCGTTTATTTGTCCTATTATATACTTGTATGTTTCCATATTGTCAACCCCTCCGGACGTTACAGAGATTGCTAATTGTTTAATTCTATTATCTAAAGCTCTTCTTAACTTGTAGATTACGTTTTCTAAATCCACCATATTATATTACCCCAACTGCTCTTAAGCAATCCGGGCAATTCTTTCTAAATCTTATGTGAGATACACAGTGTTGAACTGTGGATTCTTCTTTTTCTTCAACTACAGGAGTTTCTTCCACAACTACTGGTTCTTTTTTCTTCCCGAATAGGAAGTTCCATATTTTCTTTAAAATTTTCATTACTTGATTTGACAGCCTACTTTTTTGCCTTTAAGGACTGCACCACCAGAACCATAACCAGATCTTCCACCTTTAGCATAGCCTTTATTCAATTCACCATGAATTCTTGATACTTCAGCTCTTCTATTTTTATTTGAGTGTTCACCTTCAACACGACCTAGTTCTTCTAGTAAGTTAGCTCTTCCACCTATGTTATGTTTTGCTCTTGGATCTCTTTGAGTTTGCTCATCTCTTGGTTCAGATCGTTGTTTTCTTATAGGTCTTCGTTTAGCTTTCCCATAACCTTCTTTTCTTTTGTCCCATGTTTCTGTTTGTGTGTCGTGTGCCATTATGATTTCCTTTTCTTAGCCATTTTCTTAAACGTCTTTGCTAACGCTTTTGCTCGTCCAGTACAACCTTTTTTTGTAATCGGTGTACATTTGCCTTTAGTTCCACGTTTTTTGATTGATTTATTTACTGATTGTATCCAGTTCTTCTTAGAACCTTCTTTTAAAGCAACTCTTCCACCCACTCTAAAATTAACTCTATCCCCACCATTTGTATAACCATCAGCATTGTGTCCTGCAGGTGGTTTATAACCTGAACTTGGACTTGTGCTATGTTGCAAAGACAACGATGTTTGTCCAGAGTTTGGTGATCTAAAACTTCTCATTATTTATTTCCTTGTGCAGGATCAGAAGGGAAAGTTTTTTCTTTTCCTATTTTATAAGCTCTTTTAGTCTCCCGCATCTGTTTTAATTTTTTCTTAGCTTTTTCGCCTTTTTTAATATCTGTTACATGTTTATTAACTTCATCAATATTTTTTAAATAAAAATGTTGTTTACCTTTTCTTATACTTTCTTTAACATTACCTCTTCTAACGTCGCTAGAAACAGGAACAGATTTAATTGTTTTATCTCTTTTACCAAATTTAAGACGCTCTTCACGCGTAGATGTCCCAGATTTCATTTTTGCTGTAGCTTTAGCTTTTTTATACTTCTGGTAGGCCTTCCCCATGCCTGCAAGTAGATTTATAGTCATAAGTTCTCCTTATGCTTTTTTCCAGTCTTTGGAACGTTTGCCCCATTTACCATAAGACATGTCTCTTTCAGCTTTTGCTTTTTTAGGATCTTTTTTAGTAGCTTTACCTTTTCCTAAACGCATACCGATCGATTCATCTTCCTTATCGTAATAACCTTGCTTTTTCTTACCAGCAGATTTCCCAGCTTTGTACGGGAATCTAGATTTGTAAGGTCTTGTTCCGAAATCATTTCTCATATTTGCTCCTTATTATTTTTTTCCATTTCTGAAAATTTGTGTACCCTTTATACCAAAAATTGACGCACATACAAGTATCCATAAATTAGTAAACCATGATGGGAGCGCCTGGAAATGGTCAAAGAACATTTTTATCTTATCCATCGCCGCCGGATCATCCGACCATACCCCGTAGGCGAGCACCAAAATGGGCAACGTGAGTATTAATAAAACGACCTCGTCCTTGTAGTCGTTTTGACGGGCTTCTAAAAGTTTTCCCTGGTAAGTTTCCTCACCTCGGGCCATCTTCTGTGCGTGCATATATTGCGCATCAGCCATAGCCATTTGAGTCTCTTTACGCTTTTTGTAAATATGAGTACCTGCGTTCAGAGCTAATTTAACAGCACTAAACCACATATTAGAACCAAGTTGCTGTCTGTTTTCTAGCTTTAGTAGATGAACCTTTGCCACCTGTACTTCGGACAGTCACTTTATCACCAGTTGCAATTCTAGCGCTTGATCCTCTAATGCTAGATTTAGCTCTTGGATCTCTTATTAAATTCTGCGGTGGAATAGAAATTTTATTTCCACCTTTAAGATATCCATCTTTATTAGTGAACATTGACTGATTGTATCCTTTACCTTCTTTTGCCATATTTTTCTCCTAGGGTTTATATATATACTAAGATTTAGGACCTTTCAAGGTCTTAACATCTTTAGCCTTCATTCTATCTGAAGTCAGTTTAACATCAGCTGATATCAACGATTTTTCAATTGCTGTATCTGCTCTTAATTCAGCTAAATCCTCGTTCTGTTCCAGTTTATCATCAGTGATCTCTCTGTTTTGAACCATCTTAGCTTTGTCTAAATTAATTCTAGCATCTACTTCTTGTTGTTTTCTTTCCGTCTCCATTGCTTTTAAATCAACTTCTCTTTGTTTTAATTTAAGTAATGGGTCATGATCGAATTGAGATGTAATTGTTTTTTCTTCCTTCATAAACTCTTCAGTCATATCTGCAATCAGAACAGCTTTTCTAGCTTCTATCTTTTGGGATATTTGTTGAAGCTGTTGTTGTACTTGAGGGTTTTGAACTGCTTGCTGTTGCATCTGTGGTAACATTGCAAACTCTTGAGGAAATTCTATTTGAACTTGTTCTTGTGCCATCAACGATATGTGTTCCATAATATTTTTTTCTAACGCAGCAGTAATACTAGGGTTATTTCTAACAAAATTACTAGCCATAAAATTTAAGTGAGCTGTAACGTGAGCTCTATGATCTTGACCTGGAAACGCTTGGAAAGGTTTCATAGCCATTGCATCAATGTGCTCGATCGCCGGATCTTTAGGTTGATTCGGTGGAGGTGGTGGTAATATTCTATCAATATCTTTTACACCTAAAGCCTCATACATTTTTCTGTAAGACATATATAAATTGTGCATTTGTGGATTAGACATAGCTAATTGTAATTCTGTTTGTGCTAATGAAATTCTTTGTGACATTGAAAATATATTTGGATCTGCAACAGGTAGAATATCTACTCTATCGTCAAAATCAGTAACTTTGATATTTCTTTGTCCACCTACAACGTCATATGGATATTCAGGTGGTAAATATGTTTTAAAAACATTTGATAGTAATTTAAATTCTTGTTTTAAAGATACGTACAGTCTTTTATGGATTGCTGACATTACCCTCGAGCCGCGCTCTAATAGGGCTACAGTCGTACCAACAGCGGCCTGCTGGTTCCCGTCACCGACTTGCATGTCAGCAATCGACGCGAATCTTTGTCCCGCTTGAACGACAATTCCCATCAATTGCAATAAAGTCTGCGATGGCTCTTTGTATGGTAAAAATACAAAAGCATCTTTTAAATTTCCACCCGGTGTATCTACATCTTTAAATTCACCTGGTTGTATGTTTGCGGCATCATCTTTTACTCTGACACCACGTTGTTTAAATCCTGCCGGTAAGTTTGATAAAGTTCCCGCGTCTAATAACTGACGGAGAGCCGCAGTTGCAGTACGACTCAATCCGCCAATCATATGAATGAGTCCAAGGCCATAAAATCCAAGTCCTGGCAGAAATTTGAAGTGGACGAAATATTGGATCTTATTTTTCAATGGATCATTGGGCGCGAAGTTCCTTCTTATCGAAAGAACCTTCCGACTACCTTGCTCGATTGTAACGATGTAAGGTAATTTTATTCCTGTTGGTTCACCATCTTTGCCAACATCTTCGAAACCTTCTAAATCAAGGTCTGCGTGGAATTCTAATACTGTATATAATGGTTCAACTCTTTGTGATTTAGTTAAACCTTCTAGTTCTAATTCTTTTTTCTTTACTTCATTTGTAACTACGTCTTGAGGTTTATTTAATTCTATATCAGAATAAAAACCATTAACTTGTTGTTTACGTAAATCATTTTCTGAAATTTTAATTACATGACAAACAGATGTTGCATCTTCTAAAGAAGTTGCTGTGTATGGAACAATTAAATCATCCGCGGGTACAAATTTAGAAACTGCTCTACCTAACAGATCATCATAATAAACTTTTTTAAAAGTAGATCCAGCTAAAGGTAAATAAAACAACATTTGATCAAACTCTGGTTCGTATTCTTTCATTTGATCCATCAGTTGATAGTTCATGAAATCTTTAACACGTTGTGACTGTTGTTCTTTCTGTGGATTCGATGCTCCCATAGTTTGGGTTCTTACGGGTCCATCTGCTGGTAATAATTCTTTATAAGCTAAAGCTTGAAACTGTGTTACAGCCTCAGCTAAAACTGGGTGAGTTGCACCACTTGCTCCTTGGAAAGGTTCAGTTCTATTTTCATATTTAAATCCTAAAAGATCTAAACCAACCGTATAAGCTCTTTCCCAATCTGCACGAGACGCTTTGTATTCTCTGTAATCTCCTTCTAATCTATTTGCGATTGGATCAGTAATATCTTCTGGTAATAAATCGTTTAAGTTTGCAAAATGATCACCCTCTTCTGGTAAAGGCATTGCATTAGGATCAAAATCAATTGTAGCACCTTCTTCATCTTCCGTAACTTCAACGGGACCTTTTGGTGTTTCCTCTTCCTGTAAATTAATAACCTCTGCAACTTCTTCTTCAGGTCTTTTAATATTAGGGAGAGTTTTATCTATATCTGCCATATATTTTCTCCTGTTTATTCTTATCCTTTTTTTCTCCTTTAATCAACCCTTTAGGATCTGGTCCTTTTAAAGGGGGTATCGCCTTCCATTTAACATGCTTCATGTTTTTAACTAATGTTGGGTTTTCTTTTACCATTTCTTTTTCAAACTCATTATGCCGCCTTCGGCCATATTAGCCACACCGCCAGCTATACCAATTCTGTCCATAAGATCAATTCCACCCATATCATAGATTGTTTTCCATTTGTCTTTAGTTCCTTCTTTAACAACAGGCCCTACTTGTGTATCTGTTAAACCATAGTAATCCCAAAAATCTAAACCAGGTTCCCAAATATCCTTTTTTGTGTCATCTGTTTTTAAAAACGTATAAGGCGTTTTAAATAAAGGGTCTTCCACTCGTTCTTTTAATTTTCCTTTAGGAAGATAAAAACTTCTCTCTTTACCACCCTTATACTCTAAATATGCTTCGTGACGCTTCTTCTCGCGTTCATCTTCAAAACGTTTTTGAGCTCTTTTTAAGTTACTCAGTTCACGTTTTTCCTGTCCAGACAAAGCTGTACTTGACTCTAATTCATCAAGTCTTTCTTCATCAGCCCCTAATCTTTTTTTATGAGCTTCAATCCTCTTTACACCATATTCAGTATCTTGTTTCTCTTTTGCAGTTTGATAAGCATCATAGAATCCTGATACTGAATCAGGACTATTTAATTTTTCTAATTTTTGATATTCCTCTGCTAATGCTGCTTGTTGATTTTCAAAGCTTTCTACTTGTTCTGGAGTTAGTTGAACTCTAGACGATCCTTTTTTCTGGAAGTCTAAATTATCCCATTTGGAACTTATTTCTTCCATTCTTTTATTATTATCAATATAACTTTTTACTAATTTCTTCTCTCCAATTACTTTTCCCAAGTTCTCTTTCTCCGTGCCTTTAATTTCATAAAGTCTTTTTTCTAAAACCTCTCCTGGTCCTTCCATTATTCCTGCTTCATATGGTTCAAACAAACCACCAACAAACGGAAGTTTTTTGAGATCCGGAAAATGCTTTGCTAGTATTTTTGGAAGAAATAATGCTTCTCTTGCTAGTCCAGGTTCCTGTCCCGCATACCGTCTATGATAGTCATAAATTAAACTTTCAAATGCAACGTCATATTCTAACTGAAGCCATTTTAAAAGTTTTAGACCTTTACCACCCATTTTTCCAAAATCCTCGAGCAGGGCAGTAGCGATGAATCCTCTTTCACCCTTAGGAACTTTTTGTTTCTCTAAAGCTTTTTCTATGAATTTTCCAATTTCTTTTCTTACTTGAGGTTTGGATTTAGTAGACGCTGCTGATTCTTTTAATTTACTCATCATATAGGCTTCTTCTTTTTTACTTATAGGTCCCAGTATTTGTGTTTTTGGATCAAGAGCTTTCATAAACAGTTTTGACTTTGTTGGAATTATAAATTTTTCACCTGCAGCTATTTTTTTACCTAGATCTATTTGCTGAGTTTGAATTGCTTTCATTAATTTTTCCCCTTCTAAACCTTTAAGTTCTCCCATAACCTGATTTATCATTTTATTTTTTAAACCTTTAATTGGTATTTTATCTAAGTGATACAGTGTCAAGTTTAAATTTTTAGTTCCAAAACTTAAATTAGTGAAAGGTTCTAAACTAACCCCCTTTGGTCCATGTAATAAATCTAATACGCCTGCTGTTTTTTTCCATTTGTACCCTCTATTTTGGATTTTAGTCATCAATTCTCCAAATTTAATTTTTTTTCCTTTTCTAAAAGGATCATCTACTGGAACTTTGTATAGTTGATTTCTATAATTAGTTTGTTCCCATACTTCAGGGAAATAATTTTTTCCTTCTGCTCTTATAGAAATTGTATTTCTATTCCCAATTGTAGATCCTCCTACAGAATATTTATTTTTACCATGGGTGAAATAAACATTGGGATAAGAAAGTTTTATATTTGGTTTCCATGTAATTTTTCCATTTTTATCAAAAAACTGAACAGGGCCATCACCTTTAGTATTGTTCCAACTTCTTAAAGCATTATTCATCGTAATATAAACTGCGCTGTTTCTTCCAGCTTTTCCTTTCATTCCAGTAAATATCGGTTTATTTCCTGCTACCTTTTTAGCATAATCAAGTTGTTCATTAAAAGAAAAACCCTCCATATCTTTTTTGAAATTACTAAAACTATTTAATAGTTTTTTATTTTCTTGATACCAACCATTCATAAACTCAGGTTTATTCAAAGAGTTTATAATTCCTTTAGAGGCAAGACCTGTTTCATTACTTATATATTGTTTCCAAGGAGATAATTTACTAAATTGAAGATTACTTAAATTTTTATTTGTATTCTTTAATTTTGCTAATGGTTCATCACTAGCTAATAAGTTTTCAACAGCTGTTTGAACTTTTAATTCTTTAGGATGTAATGTTTGTAAAATTTCATTTACTGCTGTCCCACCCCAAAGTCTAGGAAATTTTTTTACTTTTTTACCTTTATATTCTCTCTTATATTTTTTTATATTTTTTGATTTATAGTATTCTTCGGCTATATCTTCTGCACTTTTATATCTAACTCCATCATTTGCTTCATCAACCAATTCTTGAACCTTTTTAAGATTAACCGATTCTCCTGTAGCTGAGTACCCAGATATGGGTCCTTTTATTTTTTTTAAACCATAATCTATTTTTTTCTTCTGCGCATAATACTCAACCCCAGATTCAACTAACCCGCCTGGTTTACCGATGACTTGTCCACCCTCGTCAAATCCTCGTGTATGACTCTTCATCATACTAGATCTTTGGCCCGCTGCTTCTTCAGCCTCGTTCCGTGATCCATGGACCGAGGTTGGTTGTATTTGACCCTGTTTGATCATGAACCTTAATTGATCGTCCGTGAATGAGCGACCATT